CAAATCTTCAATATGTAAACGGAGCAGGAAACTTGACAACCTTCCCTACTTTAATCACTTCCATAGGTTTATCTATGCCGAGTGCTTTTAGTGTCGCAAATAGCCCATTAACGGCTAATGGAACGATTGCAGTAACAGGAGCAGGAACAACTGCACAATACATAAGAGGTGATGGTAGTTTAGCTACATTCCCTACGATTGCTACGGAGGCTCAAAGATTAATTACGGAGGTTTATAACGAAACAGGTGCTACCTTAACAAAGGGAACAGTTGTTTATATCAATGGTGGACACGGAAATCTACCAACAGTTACAAAGGCTATTGCAACAGGTGATGCAACATCGGCTCAAACATATGGTATTGTTCAAACGGACATTACTAATATGAATAACGGCTATGTGGTGGTTATCGGTTCTTTAATGGATTTAGATACTCAAGCGTATGCTAATGGTACACAACTTTACTTAAGTTCTACAACGGCAGGTGCTTGGACATCGGTTAAACAATATGCTCCTGCACATTTAGTGTATGTGGGTATTGTTGTAAGGTCGCATCCAACTCAAGGGGTGGTAGAGGTAAGGATACAAAATGGTTTTGAGTTAGATGAGTTGCATAATGTATCAGCACAAAGTCCTTTAAATAATCAAGGTTTATTTTACAATACTTCAACTTCATTATGGGAGAATAAATCTATTGCTACTGCTTTAGGTTATACTCCTGCGGATGATAGTTTAGTAGTTCACTTAACAGGCAACGAAACAATAGGTGGTACAAAGACTTTCTCGGATGCTACTAAAAACAACGGAGGCATATTCTTACAAAATGCTTCAAGTAGTTCATTAGCAGGGTATATGAATTTAGGTGGATTAACCAATGGAGTTAAGTTCACAAGTGGTGGTGGTATTAGTAATTCATTTACTTTGCCAAGTGCAACAGGATATACTTTTACATTCCCTAATGCAACAGGAACGATAGCTTTAACAAGCGACATTCCTTCAATTACAGGTCTTGTTCCTTATACAGGAGCAACAGGAGCAGTTAATTTGGGATTTAATTCATTAACAACTAATGCCATCAGTTTAGATGGTAATTCTGCTTCAGGACTTTTAAATATAAAATCAAATTCAACTTTGAGTGGTGGAATAGCAGGTTATGTTTCTTTAATTTCAGGTAATAGTAATCAATTATCTATATGGTTTGGTGGTGGGAATATAGCAACATTTACAGGAGTAACATTATCTAGTTCAAGAACATACACATTACCTGATGCAAGTGGTACAATAGCATTAGTAGGCGGTAGTGGTGTAGGTACAGTTACAAGCGTAGCTGCTTTAACAATAGGAACAAGCGGAACGGATTTAAGTTCAACAGTTGCAACAAGTACAACAACTCCTGTAATTACTTTAAATGTACCAACTGCGAGTGCAACAAATAGAGGTGCATTATCAAGTGCGGATTGGACTACATTTAATAATAAACAAGGAACAATAACCTTAACAACAACAGGAACAAGTGGTGCAGCGACATTTAGTTCAAACACTTTAAATATTCCACAATATCAAGGAGTGCTTACTAATCCTGTAACAGGAACAGGTACTACCAACTACCTACCTAAATTTACAGGTGCAAGTACAATAGGTAATAGTCAAATATTTGATAATGGTACTCAACTTGCAATAAATACCGCAAGTCCAAGTGGTTTTGGTACGCAAAGATTTTTAGTAGTTTCTTCAGCGGCATCACAGGTTGCAAGATTTACAGACGGAACAAATGGAGATTTAGTATTTGATTTTCCTTCTTCTACAGTTTCAAGAATAACGGCACAATATGGTACAGGTGGTTCTTTGGTATTTGCAAATGGTACGGGTTTTACACCAAGAATGACTCTCAACAATTCAGGCAATTTAGGATTAGGAGTTACACCGAGTGCGTGGTGGAGTGGAATGAAAGCAGTAGAGGCTCAAGGAAGTAGTGGTGGTGTTTTTGCAAGTGCATCTGTTAATGGACATTTTTTAACTAATGGATATTATGATGGTACAAATTGGGTATATAAAAATACAGGGTTTGTTTCTTACTATTCACAAACAGTAGGACAACATCAATGGCTTACTGCACCTTCAGGAACGGCAGGTAACGCTATATCCTTTACCCAAGCAATGACGTTAGATGCGAGTGGTAGATTGGGAATTGGTACTACTTCTCCAACGCATAGATTACAAATACAAGGTGCATCTAATAGTGGATTGTTAATAACAAATAGTTCAGGAGCTACAAGAATATTATTATCGCCAAGTGGCGCACAACACGGAGAATTTGCTTTGTATAATAGTTCTGATAATGTTACAACTTATTTAGGTGGTAATGGTGGCAATAACTATTTACAAGCACAAGGCGGTAACGTAGGTATAGGTACTACATCGCCAAGTTGGTTACTACAATTAGAAAAAAATAGTACAAGTGGTGGTGCTGGACAATATCCTGCTTTAGTAGTAAATAACCCCAATGCAGCCGGTTATAGCGCAATGTATTTTTTTAATGGAGGTACAAATGTAGGAGGATTAGAATATAGTAATTCTACAACTAATTTACTCCTTAATTCTTATGGAGCTTTGTTATTTCAAACTGCAAGCGGAAACGAACGTATGCGCATAACAAGTGGGGGGAGAGTTGGAATAGGACAAACAAGTCCGGGAACGGCTTTATCTGTCGCAGGTCAAAGTGAATCTTGGCAATTAGCATTAACATCTGTAACGGGAACGTCAGGTGCAGTAATTGGTTCTCCAAGTGCAAACGTATTAGCTTTTGGAGATTGGTCAGGAAGCGAACGTATGCGCATAACAAGTGGGGGGAATGTAGAAATAAACACAGGCTCAATAAAGACAGGAACACCAAGTGGCGGAACTGCAAAACCTTGGAAATTAGGACAAGATACAAGCACCTTATATTCTGCAACAAGAACAATACAAGTAGAAATAGATGGTGGTACTTATTATTTACTAGCAGTAAAATCAACTGATTTATAATAAAATAAAATAAAATGAAAACAATTGAACCTGTGGTATTCCCACTAAATTTAGGAACTGCAATAATCTTAAACGCTAATTGCATTAGTGATAATTTAAGCACTTCAGCTACCTTTTACTATGCACTTTTAAGTGATACTATGACACAACTTTCTCAAGGCAACTTGACAATGACAGGACAAGATTATGCTGATTGGCAAACAAATCAATATGCTTATGATTGGATTGCAACTCAAATTGATGTTACAATCATTGGGGATTATGTTCCACCTGTTGCTGATGTAACCGAATAGTACTAATTTTGGCAAAACCAATATTATGACACCAATACAAGACTTAATGCAATGGATGGAATTAAATGAGTTTATGGTAAATAAAGCATTTATAGTTAAAGTAAACGAATGTCTTGAAGATGAAAGAGGTAATATGGTTAAACTATTAAGATGGGTTTTAAAAAACTATAATACAGGAACTGACATTGAAGGAATGTTTATGTGGGAAAATTCAATAGGCGAGGAATTTGATTCAATTCAATTAGTAGATAAGTATATAAAAGAAAACCTATAACAACCAATATTATGAAAACTGCTTTGCAAGAATTAATTGATAATTTAGATAACACATTAGTTAAATCTATCTTTGAAAGATTAGAGAAAGATGGTTTATTTAATAAAGCACTTGAAAAAGAAAAAGAGCAGATAATAGCAGCAAGAGAAGATGGGAATATGTTTTATTTATTTAAAAGCAATGAACAATATTTAAAACAAACCTATAACAATTAACTATATTTGTAAAAAAATCAAATCAAATGCAATACAAAAAAATCAACGAGGTAATTAACCAAATCAACAACATTCAAGGTAACCCTGAAGAAAAGGTTATTAAGAAATTAGTAAAGTTTGCTGAAAAGCTAAAACCTTATCAAGAGGAATACGCAACTAAAGCACAAGAGTTAAGACTAGATAACGCAGCTACCGACAAAGATGGTGTGTTAATCCTTAACGACAAACAGGATTATAAGTTTACTAAAGAAGGATTAAAGAAACTACAAGACCAAATCAAAGAACTAGGAGAAAAGGAATTTGAGTTTAAAAAGATTGAGGTGGTTAATCCTAATGGCTTGGAGAACTTTACATTCCTTGAAAATTGGACAACAGGAATCACATTTGTTAAAGAAGAAGAAGAAGAATTGTAATGAGGTTTATTAAGGACAATATTTTGTTCATAGCCATAGTACTTTTAGTGTTATGGCTATATTTTTTGGTTAAACCTACCTATATACCTAATGGATTCGATACATCCAAGTTTAAAAAGGTGCAGGTAATCCACGATACTCAATACTCAAAAGTGTACATAAATTGGTACAGAAAAGGGGATTCTATACCATACAAGGTCATAGATACCTTATATACGCATATATCCGATACGATACGCATTATATCCGATTATAGCCAAGTAAAGGCTTACTCCGATACTATTAGGAAAGATTCTAATATCTTTGTAATAGATGACACCATAGGCCAAAATAAGATCATCAGTAGAGGCTTTAAGGCAGATATAACCCAAAAAACCATCGTTGTAAGAGAGTTCTACGCTAGTAAACCGACTAATACCCTTTATTGGGGCATTAGAGGCTCATACAGACCACTTAATGGCTTGGAAGTACTAAGTCCTTCCTTGATGCTAAGTGTCAGAAATAAGGCTCTAATAGGCTTTAGTGTAGATATTAGTAAAAATTATAATATTGGGTACTCTGGTGGTATCTACTTTAAAATAGGAAAAAAGTAAAATGGCAGTAAAAAAAGAAGGTATTTTGGGAGCAAACCCATTACCTATATCATTCAAAGATTTCGCTAAAAACCCTATTGTGGGTACATTATTCGTTGTACTTATAGGTATATCCTATTTGTATGTAGATATTAAGAGCACATTTAAAGGCCAAATACAAAGCCAGGAATACAGAATATCCAACCTTGAGCATAAGGATTCCTTAAAAACACAAGCCCTAATGGAGTGTAAGACTGCTTTAAGTGCTACTAGCACAAAACTAGAAACACTACAAGATTTAGGAGCTATTAAAAAATCTGTAAAATAATAGCCATGAAATTATTATTCTTTTCATTATTGTCAATCTTCACCTTAATAGGATATGTTAAAGTAGAAGGAGTTAAAGAACCTAAATTAACTAAAGATGACAGAGAGTTTAAACAGTTAATGAGTGATTTTAGTAAAGCACTAGAACATAATAAAAAGGTTCAAATAAAAGCAGATAAGACTAAAGACAAGTTAATAATAACTACTACTAACAAGATAGCACAATTATCTAATGAGAACAAGCAACTTAAAAATGATATAAGTGCAATGAAGATAAAAATAGATACTATTTACATTCATGATACTGTCCAAATTAAAGAGAAAAAGAATTTTTGGGGTAAGACTAAAGTAGATACAACAGGAAATTAATATGAAAGAATTTTTTACAGAAGATAACGGAAGATTAAGTATGAAAAGATTATGTGGTTTATTATGCGTAATATCATTATGCGTTACTATGTACCACAATAGCTTTAGTAGTGAAAATATTGCCCCTTCAACAATACTTGTAGAATCAGTAGCTTTGTTAGCGTTCGGTTGTTTAGGCTTAACAACAGTAGAGAAAGTATTTAAAAAATAGTTATGAAGTTATCAGCACATTTTGACTTATGCGAGTTCACCAGGAGTGAATCAGCAAAGCGTGAAGGAGTTAGTAATAACCCAACACTTGAGCATTTAGAAAACATTAAGATCTTGTGCGAGAAAGTACTAGAACCCATAAGAGCCAAGTTTGGCCCTATTAATATTTCTAGTGGATATAGAAGTGCTGACCTTAACCATTTCATTGGAGGCAGTTTAAATTCAGATCATTGCAAGGGCCGTGCAGCAGATATCGATATGGATGGTCATGGTGGAGAGGTAAGCAATACAGACATCTTTAATTACATAAAGGACAATCTTGACTACGACCAATTAATTTGGGAGTTCGGTAATAAAGAGAAACCTGATTGGGTTCATGTGGGATACAGAGGAAAAGAAAATAGAAAGCAAACTTTGAGAGCAACCAAAGTAAACGGCAAGAGTACTTACTCACCTTACTAACCAAACCAACTAATATGAGCAAAACCAAAAATGTGGGTGTCATAGGCGATACCCATTTTCCATTCTGCCATCCTAAGTACCTCGACTTTTGTTATGAGGTATTCAACAAGTTTCAATGTACAGAAATAGTCCACATAGGAGATGAAGTGGACAATCATGCTATTAGCTTCCATGAGCATAACCCTAATGGGGAGTCTGCTTCTAAGGAGGCTATTATGGCTATGCAACAATTAAATATTTGGTACAAGCGTTTCCCTAATGTAAAAGTGTGCATAGGGAATCATTCTGCTTTACATAAAAGAAAGGCTTTAGCTAACGGATTACCAGAGAGATTCATCAAGTCCTATGAAGATGCTTGGGAAGCTCCTAGAGGCTGGAAATGGGCCTTAGAATGGGAAATGGATGGTGTTTTATATACCCATGGTACAGGATCATCAGGACAAGCAGGTGCAATCAATAGAGCAAGAGATGCAAGACAATCAACTGTAATAGGTCATATTCACTCCTTTGGGGGAGTTTTGTACTCCTCAAGTGATAAGGATATGATATTCGGTATGAATGTAGGTTGTGGCATAGATATTAATGCCTACGCAATGGAGTATTCAAGGCCATTCCCTAAACGACCAACATTAGGTTGTGGAGTTGTGCTAGATGGCGGTAGAATTGCTATATTTGTACCTATGCCATTAGGAAGCAAGATAGTAAGGCTTCCAAGCAAAAAGTAGGTTAAATCCGTTATAACATAAGTGTATATTTCATTGATAATCAATGATGTGTGCACTTTTTATTTCTATAATAATTAAAGCGTAAATTTGTATGAAAACCAAAGCGGAACTAGAAATCGATGAGTTGATGAAAAAAAGGGATGAGTTGGAAGTAAGATTGAATTTAATAGTTCAAAAGCTTAGGTTAACAATAATAAAACATAGCATATTAAATGTTACTTCAAATAACACAATTAACGGAAGATGATAGCTACGAGTTTGGTGATGGTACAGAGCCATCAGAAGCTTGGATAAATATTCATTTAGTTGAATCCGTTACAGATGATGAAGAGGATAAAGATAAGTGCTATGTGTATATGCAATCACAGGACTACTTCTACATAGATGAGAGCTCAGACTCTTTTATTAAGAGATATCAAGAAGCCTTATACGGAACGGTGTTAACTAGATTCTACGATAAAACAAATAGGCAATCATAAGAAGCTCTCTCATAGTTGGTGGTGTTTTGGTTTCCCCTCAGGTAAAAACTGGGGGGTTTTTAGTATAAAAAAGTCCCATCGTAGAAACGACAGGACTTACCTTTATTTCAAAAAAACACACAAAACTATTTTTGTCTATACTCCTTTATAGCGTAAGTAATTAAACCTACTAAAGTAAGTACATATAATGATCTACTAAACCAATTCCAATTCAAAGGATTAAACTCATTCACAATAAATGCAAATGGTAGATAAACTCCTACGAGCAAAATTAGTAAATTAACCACTACATCTTTGTAATTTGTTTTCATAATCATTAATTAAAATGGTAAATTCTTAGCTGGTTGACCATCTTTAACCCAAGTGTCAAGCTCTATATAGAAACCTGCTTCACCTGGTGTAGAACCTTTCTTTTCTTTGATAAGGATATTAGCCCAACCATTATTAGTTGCTGCAAAATCATTCATCTTCTTTAAATCATCTGGGCCGAATGATACTTTTTTAAACTCCCCAAATGCCGTTTTCATTGTTTGTGACCTTCCTAGGAAAATCTTTTCTTTACCTGCTGCCATGTTATATATTTTGGTTATTAAATACTACTGTTATTCTTTGGTTCTGCCTTTGAGTTTTGTAAAATTACTTTAAGCTGAGGTCTATACTTTGTATCTATTGCAAAATCTACCAACACCTGATGCAAAAAATCATAGGTTTCTTGTGTAAACTCATCCTTTGCTTTCTTAACTGTCTTAGGTGCTTTTTCTATCTTGTTTTCTAATTCTACTTTTTCCATTTTACTTTGTTTTATCTGCCTTGGCCTCTGTAGTCTTTTGGCTTGGCACTATGTTTATTAAATGATTTCTTTGCTCTACCTCGTTTCCTTGAGCCGAAGCTCACCTTTGTTGAACTCCCAGTCTTGACTTTCGCCATCTTGATTATATATTTTAACTATTATTGATTCATCTCTAATCTGCTGACATAACATTGCAGTTCCTCCTGCTATGGCTAACTGCTCTAAAAAAACCATCTGATCCGAAGAGAGTCTGTCACCAATAGCTTTAATCTCGCAGCAAACAAAGTGGCCATATTTTTTACTATAGCCAATAATGTCAGGAACTCCTTTCCTCCCTATAAATGCTCTGCCTCTAACTGCAAGGTTATTATTCCTCCATACTTCATTGCCATTATCCTTTAGATAATCCATCATCATCTTTGTTAAATCACTTGCAGATATATAGGCCATGTACCAAAATTACAATATATTATTAATATATTGTTAGTACCACCTGATTAGTTCTTCTGTTGGCATCTTAACATACTTGATTCCATCCTTTACTTTTATCTCTCCAACTCGCCAGTATCTCCTTGCTTTAACCCTTAAGAACTCTGCTCGTATAAAAACTATTCTATCCCTTAAATCAAGGTTAAATGCAAAAAATTCCGCTCTTGTGTCACTTATGCCACTAGGTACACCATTATTTTCGTACTCAAGTAGAAAATACTTTTTCTTTAGTGCTTCTGTTTGATGTATGACAATAACCTTGGTGCTCTTAGCGAATAGCTTAATAGCCTGGTAAGTGCCATCCTTAGCCTTGGCCTCTTCTATCTCAAACTTTCTCCTGTTTCTATATCCCTTGGCCATGCTTTAATTGTTGTTGATTCTCTAATCTCAAAGTAATCTGCATCGTTTGTATCTGCTAATAAAAGAATTTGTAGTACTTGTAAATCAGCAAAATCTAGCTTCATCTTTTGATTCCCAATTTTAATAACATTACCATCATCAGTAAGTTTTATTGAACCTGCTTTTTTACCGTGTAAATGCTCAGTCCATTCGCTATTGCAAGAATACAAACATTGTATCTTGTCGCCATCGTGCAATAAATCGTAATCGTGTTCTAATGTTCCATCCTCATTGTTGCTTACATACACTTGTTTCATATTATTTGTTTTGGTTATTGATAATCTTCAAATTTCATTGTTTCAGGTAAAAATCTTAATGCTATGTTCTTCGTAGAACCATGTCTATTCTTCTCAACCTTACAAACGACTAAATCACTTGGGGAATACTCTTTACCACCAATCTCAATAGCTTCTGTCATCTCGTAGTAATGTGGTCGCATAAGCATAATAACCGCATCAGCATCTTGTTCGATAGAACCTGATTCCCTTAAATCGGATAACTGAGGCATCTTATCACCTCGTTCTTCTACTCTACGAGATAATTGAGATAGGGCGATAATAGGTACTTCCAACTCTTTAGCCAAGGCTTTTAGGCTTCTACTGATGTAGCTAACCTCTTGTTCCCTGTTTTGGTTTGATTTGCCTGTACCACTCATAAGTTGGAGGTAGTCTATAAAGATTACCTTGATTCCATACTTTTGCTTTAAGATGGTGGCTTTTGCTCGGAGTTGGGTTACACTTATACCGCCCATATCTTCAATATGTATGGGGGAGGTTAATAGTAAATCATCTGTCTTTAGTAAAACCTTTCTTTGTTTGTCATCCAAAGTATTCATTCTAAGCCATTTTAAGGGCAGTTGTGAACCGATTGACTCTAACCTTTCAACTAACTGTTCTGAGCTCATTTCAAGGCTAAAAACAGCCAAAGGAACGCTATCTAAACAAGCTAGTTGGTAGATACTAGAAAGCATAAAGGCAGTCTTACCCATCCCTGGTCTTGCAGCTACGATAACTAGGTCAGGCTTAACCCATCCGCATAGGGTATTGTTTAGTTCCTCGAATCCTGTGTTATAGCCCAATAAACCTCCTTTTTGAGCCATATCACGAGAATAATTGATTGATAAAATAATATCTTCCATCATCTTCTCGTAGATATTCCCAAACTCTTGTAGCTGAATTAGCTTTTTAGATACCTCGGCCATAAAGTCAACTGTTTCAGCTTCACCGTTTGTCGCCCCAACCACAAGCTCTCCACCCAGCACCACCAACATCCTACGCTTATA